CATTACCATTGGCATCAATACCAAATCCGCTGTAAAGACCTATTTGCAATGCTTTTCCAATCCAAGCACTCGGAGTAACTCCCAAGCCTAGATTGCCTGCCGTTGAAAGCGTCATCTGGTTGGTGTTATTGCTTCTAAAGTTAAGAGCCGTATTTGAGTACGACCCCATAAAAGCCGCCCCTGCGGCAACACCTAAAATAAGTTCTTCACCACCAGATGCTTTGATTGATTGAAAACTAGAGGCTTGTGCGCCTCCAACATTTAATAAAGAAAACCCGCTTGCACCAATCCCGATTGATGTTGTATCAATCATTAACCTTCTACTGGCATCCAAAGTCATCGCCTGAGTAAAGGTTAAAGCCGCACTTGCACCTGATGTATTGTTTGGGGCGTTGTACCAAATATGCTGACCATCTTGTTGACCATAATTTGTAGCAAAACCATTGGCTTTATAAACAAAAGAACCACCACTGTTTCTAAACCAATTAACACCACTTTCAAGGTTGTTAACACCCGCGCCAATTCGTGATGAGATAAATCCACTGTCGCCAACGCTAAAAGTGCGATAACTGCTAATCCAAGCACTCGGAGTAACTCCCAAGCCTAGATTGCCTGAGGTATCAAATCGAGCCTTTTCAGCGTTATTTACTACAATTGCTAAAGGCACATTGCTGTAATTTCCTAAATAACCAATACCTGATTGCGGTGAAAATCCCATCTGTACCGAATTGGCTTGCGCAGAAAATAAATAGTTAGGTGACGAAGTGCCTATACCTACATTACCAGCACTAGTAATACGCATATACTCAGCGTTATTTGCAGAAAAACGCATTGAATTGTCTGCGTGAGCATAAGTAACTCGCCCAATAGCATTGGCATCAGTATCGCCAAAGAGCAATACTGCATCACTTGTATTACCAGCTAAAATTTGTAATTGTGTACTAGAAGCACTGCTTACAACAAGAGGATAAACTGGACTACTAGTACCTACACCAACTCTATTATTAGTAGCATCAATAACTAAAGTATTGCTATCAAAGTTCAATCCATTAGGAATAGATACTGCACTAGAGTTAATTGTTAAAGCATCTCCGCTTGCATCTCCTAATGTTGCTCCGCCATTAGCTGAGAAAGCACCTGATGCTGACAAAGTTGTAAAAGCACCAGTAGTAGCTGTAGTAGCACCCACAGTACCATTGATGTTGATAGAGGCTGTACCTGTTAGGTTAGTTACAGTACCGCTAGAAGGTGTACCCAATGCACCATTGAACAATACTGGCGCACCAGCAGAGCCTGTATTGACCGCTAGAGCAGTTGCAATGCCAGTACCTAGACCTGACACCCCCGTAGAGATTGGCAAGCCTGTAGCGTTCGTTAAAGTTGCGCTAGTGGGTGTTCCAAGGATAGGAGTTACTAAGGTAGGAGAGGTAGCAAATACTGCTGAACCACTACCAGTTTCATCTGTCAAAGCACCCGCTAATTGAGATGAAGTAAATGAACCCAAAGAGGTAGCATTGCCAACAGAAGTGACTGCACCTGTTAAGTTAGCGTTAGTTGTGACATTACCCGCAGTTAAGCCAGAAGCAGTACCTGTGATGTTTGTGCCTACCAAAGCAGATGGTGTTCCCAATGCGGGAGTCACCAGTGTTGGCGAGTTTGACAACACTACTGAGCCTGTACCTGTTGAGCTAGTTACACCAGTACCACCATTTGCTACCGCTAGAGTGCCTGTAATGTCAGCAGTAGAAAGAGTAACCGCATCCCATGAAGCATTTGTGCCATCAGTTTGAAGATACTTGTTAGCATTGCTTGTTTGGCTAGGCAAGAGGTTATTCAGAGCACCAGCCGCAGTAGAAGCACCTGTGCCACCATCAGCAACTGCTAAGTCTGTAATACCTGTAATAGAACCACCAGTAATTGCGGCAGCAGAGTTATCTGTCTTTGTCGCAACAGCAGTAGCAATGTTATTGAACTCAGTATCAATTTCAGTACCTCGGACGACCTTGAGTGGATCACCAGGCGTGAGGTTGTCTTTAGTCGCAAAGTTGGTACTTTTTGTGTAGTTACTCATGATATTTTCCCGTTCTTAGATTGAATTTCAATCTTCTGAATTGACAGTTGAGTGCCGTTGATAGTGGTTTCGTAACCTGTTTGAACAATCTTTCCCGCACCAGAAGCATTCACGTCTAGCGTCTTAATCAAGAGTCCACCCGAGTATTCAGCCACGCCATACTCAGCTAGGCCATACTCATAGTTTGCTTGCTCAGGAATGTAAGCATTGCCAGACAGATAGTTGGCAGCAAAGTCAAAGCCCCACTTGATCGTCACAAACTGGTCAGAGCCGCCAATAACGATGGCCTTGATTCGTTTGAGAATAGAAATCTGATTCTCATTACCAAGGTCTGCATGGTTGGTAAAGTAGCTCAATCGGTAAGTAGAAGTGTTATCTAAGAAACTTCCATACTTGCCAATAAAGCCTTGTTTGCCAATATACAAATCACCATTGCGTAGTGAGTACAAAGCTGTAGGCGTAATTGAGTCCCACTTGGTTACTCTAAAAGCACCATCTTGCAATTGCATTTTTGTATCAAAGCAGAAGACTTGACCTGTTACTGGAAGCGTCAGCAAGTAAAAGGCATTCTTCTCTGAGTAAACAGACTTCAGATTAGCCAAAGTCTCTACCGCCAAAGATGAAATAAGGTCAGAACGCACATTCTTAGACAAGTCTCTGAGGGGTGCAGACTTCTCTTGGATTGTCCTCATCAGAGAACGAACCCCAGAGTCTGACAAGAAGATCACATCAGTACCAATTGACTGAATAGTGTCTCTAGCAATACAACCAATAGAGCCTACTGTGTCTGACAGAACCAAGGATGCGGGAGTAGAAGCACCTGAGTAAACAAGAATCTGCCTCTTGCCAAAGATGAAAAAGAAATCATTGTGAGCCGCTAGACCCATGATCTCATCAGCACCATTAGGCCATACCCTAGAAACATCTAAAGTGCCCGATGTACCACCACCCCATACATGACCCGCAATCAGATCAGAGAAAGTAATCGTGACCTTATCTGTAGATGTATTAGCTACCCACAAACGACCAAATGCTGAGATAGCAATGTTTGCTTGCGGAACAGTAGCTACATAACCTGACTTCTCAGAGACTCTGCGATAAGTAGTTGTACTTACTGCGGGGTCAAAGATGAGTGGATCGTGACCAGTTTGGAAGAAATAAGCTATGCCATTCAAAGATGCACATTGCCAATTAGATGCTGTGATAGTAGGAGCTGTTCCTCCACCACCATAGGTCAACTCAGTCACTGCGTTAGAAGTGCCAAGTTTGAATAACTTGTTATTCCCCGCAAACAAAACAGTCAAAGTGCCATCAGTTTGGACTAATTCATGGATTACACCCACATTGTTAGAGCCTAGATTGCCTGATGAGGCGTTAATAAGAGTGTATCCCTTGCGTGCGCCAATACGACCAAATTGGTCAATCACACAGTTAGAAGCAGTTAAAGCAAAGCCAGAAGATAAATCTAGTGGCGAGTCTTGCGTGTTCAGGCCAAAAAAGCCTGGTGCGCTAATGCTTTGACTTTGTAGAGGAGCTGCCATTAGACCGCCACAAAGTTATCTTCAGGGTAACGAGTGCTTTCCAATGCAATAGCGTCAGATAGCATTCCACGGAACAAAGCGTACGCTTCATTAGAAGCAGTACCTCCATCCTCACCACGCTCAATCAAACCACGAGCATAAGCACTTTGGGCAACCAAATAGTCCAATACTTTGACTGAAGTGCCATCAGCAGACAGATTAGCCTGTGGGATGGTCAAATCAAACTTCAGTGTATAGACACCATCAGGAACGGGAAACAGGTCAATCTTTGTGTCGCCACTACCATCTACACCACTAAAGCAGAACTCTGAAGGAATAGACTGTGAAGGCGTACCAAAGTTGAGTTTGCGGTTCATGTCCGCAGTCGTGGTGTTATATAAGGTAATAACACTGGTAGTGTTGATAGCGTCATTGATACGAAACTTCTGACCCGCACCTGTCAATGAATAGGAACTTGTGCCACTGGTAGTCGTAACTGTAATTGTTTGTCCCAAGACATTCCAATTATAGGAGTCTTCAATCTGACGTTTTGCATCATTGACAAACTTGCCAACCAATGCGGAATAAGTTGTTTCTGAGACTGTAGAAACAGTTGTCTCACGCAATCGAGTGAGAACATCATTCACAAGTTCTAAGTAGGTCATGTTCGTTGTGCTCCCTGAACCTCAAATGTTGCAATAAAACTAAAGCTACTAGCAGATTGAGTAGTAATTTGAATT